CAAGATTAGGATTGTGGATATACATGGTCAAGATACGTATGCAGTTGAGAACTTAATACGTGCTAACGACCCAGCTATAATAGTTTATGATATGATAGATAAGATAAGGGGATTTAAAAGTGAAGCTAGGACTGACCTAGCACTAGAAGAGATGTACTCCTGGGCCAGGGAGATTGGTGTCAAGTATGATGCTGTGGGCCTAGCTACATCACAGATAAGTAATGAGGGAGACAACCTTTCATTCCCGTCCCTGGGTATGCTAAAGGATAGTAAGACAGGTAAGCAGGGAGCATGTGACTTCCAGCTAATGATAGGAGCTTTGAATGAGCCGTCCTATGAAGGCTATAGATACTTAGGTCTACCAAAGAACAAGTTACGTAGGGAAGGTGCAGCGAGCTGCCCTAGGTCTACAGTAGCATTTAAACCCCAGATAGCACGCTTCGAGGACTTACCTATTGAAGCAGCGAACTTAGATTAGGAGATTAACATGGGAAAAAGAAAAGAATGGACAGATAAAGAGTTGGCTGATGCTGTTAAGGAATCTAATGGTAACTTAACACAAGCAGCTAGTAAACTTAATCATATATACAAGTCCTTTATAAGAGCAGGAGAACGTAGTAAGGTATCAAGACAGAACCTTCAGACTTGGATTGACCCAAGCGAAGACTTGTCTGAGCTATCAGATAACTTCTCATTACAGAAAACTAATAGGAAGTTGATGCTAACTAACACAAAGCTGCGAAGGAATTTAAAGGCCGCTGAGACCATTGCTGTGACAAAGGATACAGTACTGCTAGAAATCAAAAAAGCTGCTCAGGAAGCATCCTTGAGGTCTCTAGGCCCTATCCAGTTACGACCTAACAACTCTAAGGGTAAGGGTATAATCATTGAGCTACTCTTCTCTGACTTACAGATAGGTAAGCTGATGTCTGGGTATGATTCTGATGTAGCCTACCGACGTGTTCAGGAATGGATTACTGTAGCCATGCAGCGTATAGAACAGTACAAGACCCTGGGCTATAAGATAGATGGTATAACTCTGGCATTGTTAGGAGATATTATTGAGTCTGATAAGAAACATGGGTTGCAATCTGCCAGAGCGTGTGATATAGGAACAGCTGACCAGATTAAACGCAGCATAGATATACTATATAATGTAGTGCTGCGAGAACTAGCTACAGTGAACGCGCCTATGAAAGTTATATGTATTACAGGGAACCATGACTGGGATGGACACGGATTGTTTATGTTCAAGCCAGGGAGAGAGCAGCTATCATGGCCGCTGTATCATGCATTGAAAGCTATGTGTGAAATAAGTGACATGGATGCTGAGTTCATTATACCTGAGGGAGCATTCCACGTCCACGATATCTACGGAACTAAGGTTCTATATGAACATGGTGTAGGTGTTGGAGCTGGGTATACTCAGATGAAGAATCACCTAGCTAAAAGAACTGACCAGTTAAAAACGTACATCACTCTATTTAGAATGGGAGACAAGCATAACATATGTCAGTTCAATAACAACAGGTACGTAGTTAATGGTGCATTCTTTGGTGACAGCAGACACGGGGAAGAGTACTCAGGTATCGTAGGATACGATGGTGAACCTGCTCAGATTATGTTCGCACATGTAAAAAGAAAGGACAACCGACGTACAACTATATTCGATAGTTTTGCAATTCAGTTGGGACATATTGACTAATGGATATTTATGACTATATAAATAGTAACCTTGAGAATAACTTAAGGAAACAGGGGCGAGTTGCCCGTATCTCTGGCATAGGTAGGGAGGATGAGATTATACTATGCGAGACTGAGGCAGAGCCTCTTGAGTATCAAATAGAAAAAATGATACAAGACTTAGAATTAGAATATACTAACACATATTTTGTGATAAAAATTTTGGAGGAGTAAATGTACTTAGTGTTCGATAGTGAGACCCAGATACATAAGAAGTATAAACGTACTGCTAATCCTTTCATACCTGAAAACTATGTAGTTGCTAGGGGATGGAAGAAAGAAGGAGATGCACAGAACTCTGTGCAGTTCTACAAACCTTCCCAGGATAACTGGTTAGTAATTGACGATGATGTAACTGTACTAGTAGGACACAACATTAAGTTCGATTTACTTTACGAGATGCAAGCTGGCAATCCTTATCTACGTGAGTTCTATAAACGTGGTGGTAGTATCTGGTGTACGCAGTACGCTGAGTACTTACTGAACGCTATGCAGCGACAGTATCACATGAACTCTATGGATAGTATTGTAGAAACTTATGGAGGTAGAAAGAAAATAGATGGAATGAAAGCCTTGTGGCAAGCAGGAGTACAGACCGCAGACATTGACCCAGAGCTAGTCAAAGATTACTTGATTGGTACTGAGGCTGAGGGCAGGAACTCAGGCGACATAGGCAACACTGAACTAATATACCTTGGGCAACTTAAATCTGCCCACGCGCTAGGCATGACAGAATCATTACGTTTACGTATGGATGGCCTTGCAGCAACAACTGAGATGGAATACAATGGGCTTAAGGTATGTACTACCACAGCCAAGAAAGACTTATCACTTCTCAGTGAACAACTGAAAGCTGCCAAGGAAGACCTAAGTAAATACATAGCAGATATACCTGAGGAAGTAGGATTCAAATGGTCCTCTACTGTATGTAAGTCTGCTATAATATATGGTGGTTCAATACGCTACCGTGTACGTGACACCTACTTAGACGAGAAGACAGGCAAGCTTGCAAGACTTAAGGCTACAGAGAAGTGGCCCCTAGTTAATGCAGTGCCTGTAAAACCAGAGCTGCTAGGTACACAGACACAAGATGTATTTCTGTCAGGCAAGAACAAGGGCAAGCTTAGGTTCAAGAATGTAGCTGTGAAAGGAGAGCTGAAGACTAAGCTACAAGATAGATACTATGACTTGCCAGGATATGTTAACCCTACTGAGGTGGGTGCTGAGAAAACTAAGAACACTGATGGCAGGGGTAATGTACTTTACTCAACTGACTCAGAGACAATGATTATGTTAGGTAACTCAGACGTACCCTTCCTTAAAGCGTTAGCTGAGAAGATTAGATTAGACAAGGAGATAGGTACGTACTACGTAACTGTAGATGCTAATGGTAACATGAAAGGTATGCTGACTTGCGTAAGTCCTGAGGATAATGTCCTGCACCACATGCTTAACCATACTACTACAGTAACAAGCAGACTATCTAGTTCTAATCCTAACTGTCAGAACATACCGAAGTCACCTTCGCGTGTCAAAGCTATGTTCGTATCCAGATTCAAGGACGGTATGGTGGGAGAGATAGATTACTCCCAGCTAGAAGTTGTAGTACAGGGGCTGCTTACTAATGACAAGCAGCTAGTCTCTGACTTGATTAACCGTGTAGACTTTCACTGCAAGCGTGTATCCGCTAAGTTTAATATAGACTACAAGGATGCTGTGAAGTGGTGTAAGGATGAGACTGACCCTAACTACAAGACATGGCAGCCACGCAGACAAGGTGCTAAGGAGTTTAGTTTCCAACGTACCTACGGTGCAGGGGCTAGTACCATTGCACTATCAACTGGTATGTCCATTCAGGATGTAGAAGAGTTGATAGAGGCAGAGAATAAACTATACCCAGGCGTTATCAGTTTCAATGCTGATGTAGAGCGTACAGTTACAGCAACGGCTGAGGGATTCAGAGACCCGCTTATGGGATACCGAGCATTCAGGAGAGGCGAGTGGCAATCCCCTACGGGTACAATGTATTCGTGGAGAACATATGATGCACCTTCCTTTCTCAAGAAGCGTGGTATCATAGATACGTTCAGTCCACCTGAGCTTAAGAACTATCCCGTTCAAGGCACAGGCGGTGAGATAGTACAGCTAGTACTAGGTAAACTATGGCGTTACTTCATGAAGAAAGATAACTGGAATGGTAAAGCGTTCTTAGTTAATACAGTGCATGACTGTGTGTGGTTCGACATGGATGCGTCAGTCGCAGAAGAAGTCTTAAAGACTGCTAAAATTATTATGGAAGGAGTACCAACTTATCTAAAGAAACATTTTAACATAGACTGTCCTGTCCCATTCCCTGTGGATGTAGAGATGGGTAGGAATATGTTAGACCTACATCACTTAGAAGCTTAATGCTTCTCTATAGAGAACGTAAGTTTCTCTTAATTAAAATCAATTATTATATAACGGAGCTAATATGACTAACTCATTACTAAACGACATTAAAGAACTAGCATCTTCTGGTTCATTAGAAAACCAAACAGTAACTAAATCTGCATACGTAAGACCTGTAACACCTGAGGGTGTAACTACAGCTAGGCTTATAGGGTATGTTGAATTAGGACACCAACCCCAGAGACCATATCAGGGACAAGAGAAACCTGATGCACCTATGGTAACATTAACATGGGAGCTTAACGGACCTGCCTATATGAAGAACGTAGCTAAGGAAGGGGAAGCAGAGAATATAGTACCAACAATTCACAGAGAAACAATTAAGCTTTCTACTAATGAACGGGCTAAGTACTTTAAGCTATTTAATAAAATGCGTAGACCTAACTCGAAGGTCCTTCACATGGCACAGATGGTAGGGTCAGGATGTATAATAAGAATAAAACATAACACCTCAAAGAAGGACCCTAGTATTAAGTACGCTAACATCTATACTCCTGTAGATGGATGGATGGTTTCACCACCTATCGAAACATCTGCAGCTACTAATGAGACAAGGGAAGTTCCTGTACCTGCTGCAGTCGGACCCCTACAAGTATTTATTTGGCGTGCGCCTAGCATGGACCAATGGAACTCTCTGTACCAAGACGGTACATATACCAGAAAGGTTGACGGTGTTGATGTAGAACTAAGCAGAAACTTCGTACAGTTTAAAATACTAGGTGCATCTAACCTAAGTGGTTCTAAGCTAGAGAGTATGCTGATTGAGAACAATGCACTCAAGACTACACTTGAAGCCAAGAATATATCAGACTCGGCTTACAACAACACTAAGCCTGTTGTAGTAGAGACCCCTGCCCCTGTAACAGTAGCTGCAGAAGTAGAGGATAACCCTCTAGAGTTACTCGGTCTTGCATAATGACTAACTTGCTAGACCAGATAGACTTCTCTGATTTAGATAACAACGTACACTCTATGGCCCTGGGCAGTTATGCTGCTCAGGTTCCAGGGAGGGTAGCACATATAGATGCTGACTTCATAGCGTATCAAGTAGCCTGTGAGACAAGAGATGAACTCGATGGATTGAAACCCAGGAGAACTCTAGAGCAGATGAAAGAACAAGTCAGGTCTATAGCAGACTATCAAACTAAATTAGTAGGAGCAGAGAGCTATGTATTATATATCACTCCACCAGCCTCGACTAAGGGAGGACGGTCCGATACTGCGGTTGCCAAGGAGTACCAGGGTAATAGGAAAGGACGGGTTAAACCTGAACACCTTGATACCATTAGAGCCTACATGGGTGAATCTTTGCCTTCTAACATCTCCCTCAATCAAGAAGCGGATGATGCTTTATGTCAGGCGATGTATAAGGCAATGGAAGAAGGCAATCCAGACCTTCATGTCCTCTGTTCTAAGGACAAGGATTTAAATATGGCCCCAGGTTATTACTGGGACTACAAAGAAGAACTAGTACTTAACTGTGAAGATACATTCGGATGGATAGGATTAGACAGAAGTAAGAAGTCACCTAAGGTAGTGGGCAGAGGAACCAAGTTCTTCTGGGCGCAGCTGTTAATGGGTGATGCAGCAGATAACATAATGGGATTACCCAGCTACCATGAGAATGGTAGGGACCATAAGTGTGGCCCTGTTACTGCGTACAACTTCTTGAAAGATGCTAAGTCAAACCTAGAATGCTATGACATAGTAAGAGATTTATATAAAGGAAGTAAACATGAATGGATTAATTGGAGAACTGGTAGCAAGACTACTTGCTATCATAGTTTGTATGGTGATGCTCATAGCCTATGGCTTTTACGTTATCCTGATGACAGTATCAATGCTTTTCTACGGGAGACTCTGGAGGAGAAAGAATAATGAAATACGAGAAGCTGAGAACAAGCCAGATAAAAAGCGTGAGAGCTTTACTATTAAAGAAACAAAATAATACTTGTCCTTTATGTGAGGGTAAGATAGGTACAGCAAGGTCAAAGAAGAGACCTGCCCTGGACCATGACCATACTACAGGTATAATACGTGACGTGTTATGTATCAACTGTAATGGTATGGAAGGTAAGATATGGAACCTACTAAGACGTATGAAGAAAGGAGAGGCTAGAAATATTTTAGCCAAGCTACTTGAATATTACGAGCGTCATGACCATATACCACATGGGCCTATACTACATCCCACACATTTAACTGACGCAGAGAAGAGAGACAAACGTAACTTAAAGCAGCGCAAGAAAAGAGCTGAGGCTAAAAGGAACAAGTAATGAAAACCATAGGAGAGCAACTAGACTGGGAGCACAACATGGCTACTCGCGGAGTCGAAAGATTCCGCAAGCAGCAAGCTGAAGCTACTGAGTCTAGAGGACACGAGACTTCTGCAGGTAGCAGACTTCTCAAGTCTTACGTCATAACTATATCAGATAGAATTGCTCTTTACTTAGAGGGCAAGCACCCTGAAGGTAGACGTAGGAATAAGTTCAGTAAGTTACTGGCTACAATAGATACAGACAAGGTTGCTATGATAGCCTTAAGGAATGTAATAGCATCCGTATTTAAGAATGGCACGGGTATAGCAAGCATATCTATTCAGATAGGTAGGCAATGTGAGGACGAGCTGCGCTTAAGTAAGTTTCAAACGGAGTACAAAGAATACTATGACAGCCTTATAAGAGACATGCAGCGCAAGAACATAGCGAACTACAGACACAAGCGAACAGTCCTTACTGCTAAAGGCAAGGACAGAGGCTTACTGTGGGAGAGTTGGTCAGAGCAAGATGCCTTTGGTGTTGGTGCTTTGGTTATATCTTTGCTTATGGAAGTGTGTGACCTAGTAGAGCGCAATGATGCTCCTGCTAGTAAAGGATACATTAAGGGACAATCTATGTTAGTACCTACTCAAGCATGTTTAGATTGGATATCTAATCATGATGAGGTAGTAGAGCTAACTAGTCCAGATAGAATGCCTTGCATAATACCCCCAGCTAATTGGATATCGGTAACAGACGGAGGCTTCTGGTCTCCTAACTTACGTAAGAGAACGCCCTTGATTAAGTCTAAGCTTATGAGTAAAGAGCGAGAGATTATGTATGCTGAGGCAGATATGCCTGGAGTACTGGCTGCTGTTAATAAAATGCAAGATACTGCTTGGAGAGTTAACACTAGAGTTAAAGGTGTACTAGATGAAGTGTGGGCTAATAACCTGGGCTGTGGTATGCCACGCTCTGAGCCTTATGTATTCCCGCCTTGTCCATTAGAAGAGCACCAGATAGCATCTGAGCTGCCTTACGATAGCCCTGAGCTTGCTATGTTCAATGAATGGAAAGTAGTTACTAGAGAGCTACATACCCAAGAGAAGGAACGAGTAGCCAAGAACCTAGCTCTCATACGTACTATGAGATTAGCTAGGGAGATGGAGAAGCATGATAGTTTCTGGTATGTATATCAGTGTGACTTCCGTGGTAGAGTATACGCAGCTAGTGCTGGGTTAACACCTCAGGGCACAGACCACAGTAAAGCTTTGATTGAGTTCAGTACAGGTGATGCCTTGACTGATGAGAACGGGCTGCGCTGGTTCATGATAAATGGTGCTAACAAGTACGGCAATGACAAGGTAAGCTATGAAGATAGAGTTGCTTGGGTACAAGATAACAAAGACTTTATTATAGAATGTGCTAATGACCCTATAAGTAACAGAGGTTTCTGGGCTAACTCAGACAAGCCTTTCCAGTTCCTTGCTTGGGTCTTTGAATGTGCTGATATGTTTAAGCTAAGTAACCCTTATGAGTTCGTGTCTCACTTACCCGTAGCATTAGATGGTAGCTGCAATGGACTACAACACTTCTCTGCTATGTTATCAGATGAAGTAGGTGGTAAGTCAGTTAACCTATCACCCAACACATTACCTGCTGATATATATCAGGACGTAGCTAACGTGTGCTATGCTAAACTATTAGACCGAGCAAAGCTAGGAGAGGCTCCTGCTATCAACTGGCTAAAGGCGCTAGGTCCAGGAGGTATGTCACGTAAGCTACCTAAGAAACCTGTAATGACTCTGCCTTATGGGTCAACTCAACAGGCATGTACTACTAGTATATACAACTATGTGACTGACAATCTTTCAGATAAGTTTGATAAGAATACATTCTTTAAACATTCCATATACCTTAACCCATTGCTATGGGCTTCTATAAACGAGGTAGTTATAGCAGCTAGGGCAGCTATGGATTGGATACAAGAGTGCAGTGTTATACTTGCCAGAAAGAATATACCATTGAAGTACTACAGCCCATTAGGATTCCCTGTACTACAAGCTACACAGAAGTACAAGTCTAAGCAGATACGTACACAAATCAATGGTAACTTACAAGTAAGAGTAGCTACTTACACAGACCAATTAGATACCAGGAAGCAGCGTCAGGGCAGCAGTCCTAACCTAGTACACCATGTGGATGCTTGTCATATGATGATGGTTGTCAATGCGTGTTCAAGTAACGGGGTATCTAACTTCGCTATGATACACGATGACTTTGGTGTACCCGCTAAGTATGCAGCCGACCTACAGAAAAACATAAGGCAGCAGTTCGTAGCACTACATAACTACAACGACGTACTACAAGACTTTAAAGAGCAACATGAAAATGTTTATGACGTAAAATTACCGAGCCTTCCTAGTAGAGGAAGCTTGGATATAACGGAGGTACTTAACTCAGACTACTTCTTTAATTAACTTAGTGCTTCTCTATAGAGATATAACGAAAGGAGGTATTATGTCCTACGCAGATTTATCTAAGGACGACCAAGTACTTACTGCTATTAAATTTATAGCCGTAGGTTCAGAGATACCCTTGGAGTTACAAGAAGAATTAGGTTCTGAATTAGTTTACGAGGTAAGTAATCCTATTAAAGGAGACTGATTTGAAAATAGAATCAAAGACTACAGACGGACACGTTAGCCAGTCGGTTAGACGTATCCTGACATTTATGACTGCACCCTCTATCTTACAACGAGGTGAAGGTGAGTTCGGTATAGGTACGGAACATGCTAAGGCTGAAATAAGAGCAGCTTTATCAGAAGTATTAGGGAGGTACCCGTGGTACGAAGGGCCTTAGTATCAGACGTAGACCATATATTAGATATCGCAGAGGTATTTAATGATGACTATGGACTACCAGAAATAAATACAGAAAGAGCGCGTACTGCTTTATTAGGTTTTATCAAACATGGTACAGTGTTTTGTTCAGGTGCAGGGGCTATAGTAGGCATGACCTACAAAGACCCCTTCAGAGACAGGACCCTGCTACTAGAGATAGGCTGGTACGCTGATGGTGGAGGAATGACTGGAGTTAAGTTACTTAACGCATTCATTAAGGAAGCCAAGAAATTAGAGGTAGATGCAGTTATTATGAGCACCCTAAGCAACAGTGACTTACGAATTGGTAAGTTCCTACAGCGACAAGGCTTCTCGGTAGCTGAAACATCCTACACTTTAGAACTAGGAGGACATATAAAATGTCTATTATAACAGGACTACTTGCTGCAAAGCAAGCTAAGAAAGCTAGAAAAGAACAAGAACAAGCCAACCAAGAGGCAGAGACCAGGGCTATAGAAGCCGCTGCTTTATCTGAGACCCAGGAAGATACTGGTGCGGATATAATATTTGGTGCAGCTAAAGGTGGACGGACGTTACTACGTAGACGCCCGACACAAGGCCCGACAACAGGCCCTAGACCAAGGCTCACTGGCTTAGGCGGCTTTGGTGGGGGAGACCCTGTCAGAGGCTATAACAATATGAGGCTGCTATGAGTACTTATCCAAGCCCTAAGGGAAACATTGGTCAAGTCTGGATGCAGATGTACCAAGAGAAAGGTGACTTACTAGAGCGCAGTGAGGCTTATGCTAGATGGACTCTAGCTAATATACTTCGGGCTGATAGAGAGACACACCAACAGAATACAGAGATGACTAAAGGTTCTGTGATGATGGGAGCTAAGTGGGTTAATCACTTAGCTAATAGAATAGTAGATGTACTGTTCCCCTTATCCAGGCCATTCTTTACTGTAGCTATAACCCCTAAAACTAAAACTGCTTTGGAGCAAGAGAATACTCCAGACCAATTAGCTGCTGTTAAAGAGCAGATAAGAGAAGCTACTACTAGGATAGAAGAAGAGGCTATAAGAAACCTTAGACTAGTAGAATATAGACCTGTAGCCATTGAAGCATGTAAGCATCTTATTATTACAGGTAATGCTTTACTTAGAAGAATGCCGTCAGGCAAAAGAATACTGTACTCTATTGACCGCTATGGAATTAGACGTGATATAGAGGGTAATGCCATTGAAGTTGTACTATATGACCGAAAGAAGTATTGTACCTTTGACCCAGAAATGCAAGCTATGATTAGAGAAGTGCATCCTAAGGTTAAAGATGATGACAAGATGGAATTATTATCTCACTATAAAATGGAAGCTGATGGACGATGGTGCTTTAAGCAAGAAGTAGAGGGTGTAGCTATAGGTAAACAGATTAAGTATGTTAAGAAAGACTTTGACTTACTTCCTCTAGCCTGGAACTTACCTTCTGGTTTTCATTATGCTACTGGTTTAGTAGAAGATAACTCTACTACATTCCATAAGCTAGATGTGACCACAGAGGCTCTTACAGATATGGTAGCTATCGCAGCTGACATTAAGTTCTTTGTTAGACCAGGCTCTGCCTTAGGTTTACAACTAAGAGAACTTAATAATGCACAGCGAGGTGCTTACTTTGCAGGTAATGCAGAGGACATAGCTGTACCAGAGATTAACTTACGTGGTGACTTAGATACCATAGCTAATATAGTAGCTAAATGGGAAGGTGATTTATCCAGAGTATTCTTATTATCTAATGTACGTGATGCGGAACGTGTTACTGCAGAGGAAATAAGGCTTGTAGCCAGAGAACTAGAGAGTTCCTTTGGTGGATTGTATTCTCAACTTGCTTTACAATGGCAACAGAAGGAAGCTGATTACGCTTTATCTAAAATGAACGTAGGTTCTGTAGGTAATCTTGATGACCAGTTTGAAGTACTAGTTACTACAGGTCTAGAAAGTTTATCTAGAGAAGGTCAGATTGATAACCTTAGGTTAGCTATCAGTGACTTGCAGATGTTAGAAGCTGTTCCTGAGGAGATTAGGTCTATATTTAATCCAAGTAGATTCGGACAGTTTATCTTTGTAAACAGAGGCGTTGCATTAGCAGACTTCTTGAATACTCCTGAAGAGATGCAAGCTATGCAAGAACAAGAGCTTGCTAAAGCTGGTAGACAAGCTGAGATAGATACTGCTGCTAATGTAGCACAGTATGCTGGTAAATCAGAAATAGATAATATGGACGGTCAACAATAGGAGAGTATATGACTGATGAAAGTAACCCACATTCAAATGTTTCAACTGAAGAGCGTAAAGCTGCTGAGGTAGCTGAACAAGCAGCTGCTAAAGAAACCCCAGTTGAAGAAACCCCAATACAAGCTGTGTCAAACACAGAGGTCAAGGCTAATCCTGTAGACCCTGAAGCAGATGCAGCCTTGGTAGAAGATGATAAAGAGGAAGGAAAGCCTGACGATGGTGAGGCTCCTCTTGATACACAAGCTTGGGGAGATACAAATAGCGAAGTAGGAAATAGTGTTCTGAGATTAATACAGAACGCTGGAGGAACACCCGAACAGGCGAAGGCATTATTGTTTGACGCTGTACGGGATAATGATATGTCTAAGATAGACAAAGCAGAGCTTACTAATTTAGTAGGTGAATCAAATGCTACAATCATTATGTCAGGTGCGGCCTCCTATGCTACAGAGATAGCCGCTAAAAACGTAGAGATAGCTAAGACAGTTAATGAAGCCGTAGGTGGCTCAGAAAACTGGGAAGCTATACAGAACTGGTCAGACAATTCTGACTTGCCTGATGCAGAGAAAGCAGAGTACAATGAACTCTTATCTGCAGGAGGTGCTAAAGCTAGGTTCGCAGCTACAGAACTATTAAATAAATACAATGCCGATTCTGGCAACACACAAATTACGGACACAAACCGAGTTGACCCTGATGTTGATACAACTACCCAGTCCGAAGCTATAACTGCACGCGAATATTATAAGCGTATGGCTATGGCAAACCGTAAAGGTCAAGATACAACAGCTATAAAAGCGGCAAGAGCAAAAGGCCGTAAGCTAGGTATCTAACCTATAAACTGGGAATAATCCCACAACATTAAATATAAGGAATTAATATGCCTATCCCTTCAGACTCAACTCACTTGAGTGCTCAGGCTACATCAGAAATGATTGAAGAGTATGCTGGCGCAGTGGATTCACAATTCGCTAAGTCGTCCATCATGCGTGGCTTCGTAAACATAGATAACCTACAAGGTACAGACACAAAGATTAAGCGTCGTGTCGGACGTACCGTTCTTAAGAAGGTAGTAGCTGGTGTAAGACCCGATGCTGCTCCAACTTCATTCGGACGTACAGCCGTAACAGTCGATACGATTTCATTAGCTCGCGATAACCGTGACTTATTGAATGAGTTCCAAACAGACTTTAACGCACGTCAACAGTTAGGTATGGACCACGGTAAAGAACTTGGTAAACTATTTGACCAGGCTCATATTATCGCAGCTATCAAAGGTGCAGCAGCAGCTGCTCCAACAGATGCAGATGGTACTAACTACAACGGTGCATTTGGTGCAGGTTCAACAACTACAATGGCCGCATCTAATGATGACCTAGACCCAACTAAATTCTATGAAGCTATTGCTGCACAGATAACAGCTATGGAAGAAGAAGACATTGACATTGAAGAATGCGTTGTGTTCGTGCGTCCAACATATCAAGACGTACTACTTAATAATGACAAATTACTTAACCGTGATTTCTCTTCAGACAACGGTGACTTTGCAAATGGTACATTCAGAACGCTTAAAGGTGTTCCGATTGTTTCTACTACCAGAATACCAACTGCTGCTATTACTAACCATGTAATGTCTGACGCTAAGAACTCTAACTTCTATAACGTAAGTGCTGCAGAAGCTAGAAGTAAAGCTATCATTATGCACCCTAAAGCTCTATTCGCTGCAGAGACTATACCATTAACTTCTAAGGTATACTACGACGATAAAGAACTTCAGTGGTTCATCGATTCATACTTAGCATTCGGTGTTAACTATGACAGACCAGATTGCGCTCGCGTAGTCCGTTCATTCGACTAAATAATTAACGAGGCTCTCCTGTTTATTCGGGAGGGCCTTTTTTTGTTTTATAGATTCCTGGGCTTTTGCTCTCCGTGGGTTCGGGAATCTTTATAACAAAAAAGAAAGGGACTACTATGCCTACAACGGCCAACATTAAATTAAGTTTAATAAACAGTATGCTACGCACACTAGGGTCTGCTCCCTTAGCTGGTGCAGATACTTCGCATCCTGATTATATCACAGCTAATGCTGTACTAGAAGAAGTCATAGAAGATTTCTCAAGTAAACCGCTATGGTTTAACAATTCAATAGAAACTCTATCGCAAGATAACGATGGTAGAGTTCCAGTACCTACTAATGCTGTAGCAGTTGACCCCACAGATGGGTCTAATCTAGCTGTTGCTGGTAACTTCTTATACAATGTAGATAAGAGAACAGACATTATAGGTAAAGATGTAGAGTGCTACGTTCACAGAGAAATAGAACTAGAGCTTATGCCCAGGGAAGCCCTTAAGTTTATTAGGGCAGCTTGTAGATTTAAGTTCTATGCAGACGAAGATGGTGGTGTGCAGAAGTTACAAGTATATGCTCAGGCTGCACAGTTGTCAGAGCTAGAACTTAACTCTGTAAACATAGCACGTATGGATATGAACTTCTTTGCCTCAGGCTCTGGAAGAACATTCTTTATACCTAGACCCTCTAACTATCAACACATTGGTAGTAGTGCTGGTTCAGGTGGAGTTAAAACAATATTTCAAACTAGCTAGGAGAAGTCATGGCTGATACAAATACATTAGGAAGTATGTTGCAAGGTATTAGCCAGCAACCTCCTCACATAAGACGCGATGGTAAAGTAACAGAACAAGTTAACTTAATGTCAGACGTTGTAGAAGGAATAAAAACTAGACCAGGTTCTAATTTACTGGGCGTAATAGAAGAAGGTACTGAACAGGTTATAATATATAAGCCTGGTCAAACAGGCCCTGCTACTGTGTATACAGGATTTAGAACTGATGGTAAATTCTATACATTTACAATGGATGGTAACACTTATCAAATAGGTATAAGTAAATTTGGTATAGAGATACTAAATAAAGAAGGAACTTTACTTACAACAAACTTAACTACAGCTGCTGAAGATTATATAGATGATATACAAGAAGACTTAGCTGTATATGTTTATGACAACGGTGAAGAGACAGTTGCGTATGTATTAAACAGAAACAAAATAGTCGCTATGGATAACAGTGCTGCTACTATTGCAGCCCAAGAAGCTGAGGTAATAAAGGACGTAGGGCTAGTAACTTCTCTAGGTGGACAGTTCTCACATACTTATAGTGTATATGTTAATTATGATGCAGGTAGTTTTAGTGGGTCATATGCAACACCTAACGGAACAGGAACAGGTCACGCAGCTCAAACAACCTCTGACTACATTGCCAGCCAGTTGCAAATTTCTTTAGCAGCATCTGCAGCTAATGTTGATGCTAATATTTCTGTAGCTGTTCAAGGGTCAGTAGTAAGTATTACGGGTGCTCCTGGAATAACTATTACAGTATCAGATGGTGAAGGTGGTGCTACATTAGTAGAATCAAGTAACGTAGCTAAGAACACCGACAAGTTAGCTAACACAGCACCACACGGTACGCTAGTTAAAGTACATGGATTAGACGGAACAGCAGATGATTTCTGGATGCGTTTTGAATCTAACTACACTAATACAGTAGGCTCTGGATTTGGAGATGAGGGTATATGGAGAGAGTGGTATAACGTATCCGAAGCAGCAGCTTTAGATGCTGGAACTATGCCAATGAAAATGACTCCTAATGCTGCTGGAACTATTATGAATATAGATGTAGCTCCTTGGACACGGCGACGTGTAGGAGATTCAGAGACTAATCCTGAACCTGCTTTTGTAGGTAAAAAAATAAAAGATATAAGTGGCTTTCAATCTAGACTTGTTACTGTAGCAGGACCTGTTACTAACTTCTCTGTTACTAATGAACCAACAGACTTCTTTAAGAACTCTGCTGTGGCTGAGATAGCAACTGACCCGATAGAAATAATATCAACAACTGCTGATGAGTTCAGTCTTTTGTATATAGTACCTTTTGATAGGGACTTAATATTGTTTGGGGATAAAGTACAGTTCCTTGTTCAAGGTGGCAGTGCATTAACTTCATCTAACGCTTCATTAGTACAGACAACTGCTTACGATATACAAGATGGCGTTAGACCTGTAGCTACAGGTAGAACAGTTCTGTTTCCATTCTCTATAGGAGAATACGGAGGAGTAAAAGAGTTCTATACATCTGGTAACATAGAGGCTAATCAAGCTATATCAATTACATCTAGTGTACCTAAACTTATAGAGGGTACTATAGAACAGATGAAGTACTCTGATACTGCTGATACATTACTTATAAAGTCTAACTTAAATAAGTGGACATTGTATGGCTACAAACAGTTATGGGATGGCGAAAAGAAACTACAATCCGCATGGTTTAAATGGGAGTTCCCTGGAGAAATAATTAATTATAACTTTGATAAGAATAAGTTATATGTATTACACTTTAAAGGTGGAGTAACTAGTGGGCATTACGGAGAAGTATGTCAAGTTGTATTAGACTTAGATAGTCCTAATGCAATTGGATTAGATTATCCGTTAGCTCTAGATTCATATGAAATATATAATGGAGATGGTACACCTGATTACGGTGTTAGTATGGGCAGAACTAATATGCCTAACTATACAGACCCAGATGGTTACGTTTATTCTGTGTATCAATTCCTAGATAACAACCTAGTTATTATACAAGGTGCTGGGTGTGATAGTCCAGGGCAACCTGCAGAACATTTAACACCTACTGCTAGTGCATCTAATACTTATACAGATGGTACTGCTATGTGGTATGACTATAAGTTTCCTATTGCTACTGTACCTAAGAACTCTACACTATACGCAGGTTATGATATAACCTCTACATTTAAACCTACTATGCCGTTTATACGTGATAGTAATAACATAGTAATAAGATTTATAAGGTTAGTTATATCTAAGTTTATAGTTCATTTTAACAACAGTGGTCCTATGACTGCTACCGTAGGTAGTAAGTATAGAAGCGCATCTGCACAGATAACATCTGTACGTACTTTATCAAACGATGGAGTAGGATTAGCGTTTGACCCAGACGACCCTGAGGGGGACGGAATAAAGAGTGGAAGTTTTGATGTTCCTTTTAGAGAACAATCAGATATTTCTGAATTAACAATTACCGCTAATGGTGGTGTACCTATTAACATAAATGAAATAGAATGGGTAGGCCAAGTTCGTGGAGGAAGAAGGAGGTTATAATGTCCCCTGGTGCAATACAAGCGGCTGTTGGTATAGGCACATCCCTAACGGGATATATGCTTGCTAAACAGCAACATAAATCAGCTTTAGAAAATCAAAGACATAGAAATGCTATTTTAGACATTAATACTATGCTGCAACTTAATGACCTAGAGCTTCAAGAAATAGACCTTAGAAATATAAGCAGAGACGCTAGTAAAAGTATTCAACTGCAAACACTACAACAAGAAGGAGTAGCGGAAGTATCCGCTGCTGCTGCAGGAGTTGCTGGTGGTTCAGTTGACGCTGTTATGAGAGGTATAAAAAGAAACTCCATGCTTTCACAGGCTCGACGAATAGAAGATACTTCTACTAGTTATAGAAAGTTAGGTAAACAAAGACAGAACATTAACATAAATAGAATTCTTGGTGAAGATAGAACTGTTATTCCTGGCCCTACTGTAGGTGGATTATTACTAAGTATGGGTACGTCTGTTGCAGGAGCTTACGCTGATAATACTAGCTTTGGAGATACTAAATTAGGGAGTTTCTTTGCAACAAAAGAGAATCCATTTAGTAAATTATTAGGAGGTTCGTAATGAAAGGTACAGAAAGAAGACAAGACATACAAACTGGACAACAGGAATCTCAAAGAGCTGGGTTAGCTTCAGGAGGTGCGCCTACTTTTAGCTCTGGAACTAGAATGAATGAAACTATAAACACTTATACTGCTGATGTAGTAGGGGCGGTTTCTAATTTTACTAGTAAAGGATTTCAATCTATAATTAATAAGAAACAAGCTGCTAATAAACTTAAAGGTGAAGCAGCTGCTATTTCAGGTATTGCTTTTGAAGATTTAGATTTCAAAGGAAATAAACATGCCTTAAATGGTTATAAAGTTATGTCTGCTAATAGAACTGCTGCAGAATTAAGAAGTAATTTACTTACTGACTTAAAAAATGGTGATTATGAATTAGATACAGATGATTATACTACTATGTTATCTGATACATATGAAGCTGCTATAGATGGATTACATCCTGATGTAGCTGCTATGGTTCATGACCAATATGTTAAAGGTTTACCAGAAATAATACATCAACATACTTCACTTAATGCTGACTATAAATTAGGACTTAATAAAGAAGAATTATCTAGTAGTATAATACAACAGTTAGGCTCTGATAATCTTAACGATACAGATATAAAAGATACTATGACTGTACTAAATACAGCCTCTGAAGCTTTATCTAAAGATGATAAAAATAGAGTACTAGCAGGCGCTGTTATTAAGAGTTTAGTAGATGGTGATGTAAGTGTTTATGATAATTTTACTAAGACAGAGGAATATAAAAATCTTCCTAGTGAAATGAAACTACAGATTAGAGGTAACTTTCAAAGCCAACAACAAAGGGCTTTATCTAATTTATCTTTTGAAAGTAAAGAGGCTATTAAAGTTATTGAAAATAGAAGAGCTAATCTTTCTCTAGACCAATATTCTCGACAAGAATTTTATGATGATTTAAGAGAAGAATTAAAAAAGAATGAATTACTTCTTAGAGGTGCTATTGCAGGTTCTGCTTATGAATCAGTTAAACTAAGGGAAGATACTACTCAAGCTGAAGCTATTTATAATTATAAAAATGCTATGTTTAAGGGCAATACCTTACAAATGGCTACTTTCTTAACAAGTGTAGGTATTATTCCTGATGGAATGTCCCAGGAAGAAGCCACTAAATATATACAATCTATGTTTGATGGTGATACTAAACTTAAGATAACAGGTGATATGGATACTGATGAATCAGCTGAGGTTATTATAGCTGCTTTATATGGTATAGACGCTGCTAATGATTGGATATCTGACGGTAAAAATAAAACAGATAAGCGTTATGTAAATGCTACTGAAATGTTTAATATCAATTCAGGTACTAAAGGTATTACTTCTGATAAGAGAGTACCATTACTAGTTTCTGATATAGAAGCTAAAAAAGTTCTTAAAGAAAATGCAGCTGATTTAAATTTTAGAGAGATAAAAGCTTCTTTGGATTTCCAGTTAAATAATGGTAAGATTAATACAAAAACGTACGAGTCTTTGATAGGTAAAGCTATTAATGCGGCGTTCGTAACTAAGACTACTGCTAAATCAGAAGCTGCTATTAATACTGTTTTTGCTCATAAACAAGTTGTTACAAATGATTTTTATGAGCAAAAACTTTCTAAAGCCCTTTCTACGGCTAACTCACTTGTAAGAAACTATACTAGAAACCAAGAGGATAGAGTTAGTAAAAACATTATTGTTCCTGAAGACGTTTTAACAGAAGAATCTAAAGTTTTACAAGACTCCGTTAGAACTGCTTTAAAAGGTTCAGGGATTCCTTCACATCTGATTAATATAAATCAATTAGACGGATTGGTATCTGAACGAGTTGATAAGGCTGAGATTACACGCAGTAGAACAGAGGCTGAGTTAATAGCTGGTATTCAGGACCTAGACCTTAAGGGTGAAACTACTCCAGAAAGGGAAAATCTTTTAAAAGACAGTTTTAATTATAACCGCGCTAGTGGTAACATACTTACTTCTGTTAAGGCACAAGGTATTATACCTAAACAAATTGATTTCTCTCCTTCACTACAAAAGTGGTTTAATTCTACGGATGAACAACCTAATGAAGCTGTAGTAAATGATGTATTAGATTATATTAAGGTTCTTGATGACCCTAAATATACTAACTTAGCTTCAGACTTATATAAAACAAGTCTAGGTAAAGTACAGATAAATGATATAGTAAAAAGAATACCTGTTGCACAGAGAAGTTCTATTACTCCAGAACTAGTTAGAGATGCCTTTATGAGTGCTCGTAAAGAACAAACACGTTCTAGATTTGATGTAAGACAAGCTGATGTGATTCCTGAGGACGCGGCAACAAAGGCAGCTGCTAAAACAGCTAAAACTGCTGTGCTGGATATTAACAGGGCTGTACCTTATGAAAGGGCTGGTGCTACTGATATAATAAATAATGTAAGGCGAACTGCAACATATGCGTTAGGTATTCATGACTTTAGTGCTTGGTTTGGTGGACAAGGTAATAGAACTCATAGACAAGAAAATATTCTTAAACGTGATGTTAACAATCCAGACAGTGAACTCTCTACATTTATTAATACTTCTGTTCCACTTAGAATTGCTGATGAACTGAAGTTAAATAAAGGTATGTCTAAAAATCAAGTAGAACAGTTATCAATACAATTAGTAAAAGATTATACTGTAGTTGTAGGAGAACAAGCGCTTACTTCTAATGTAAATGGGCCTACTCTTTCAGAGGTTATTTACGGAGTTAACGCTGCTAAAGTTACAGACCCTAGTATATTTAATAAAGCTGTTTTAGATGTTGTTGGAGAATATGCTAATCAACCTCCAGAAGGTAATCCGTGGTCTATTCTAAGGGATAGGTCTAAAAAGTTAGCTGCCTTCCTTCCAGGTGGGCGTACTACAGACACTTTAACGGATATATCTACTCAGAAGAACAGAACCGAGGGATTACGTAGATTGACTTATTCTATAACAGCTGATGGTAAAGGCTTACAAGTCTACTCAGCACCAGCTGTTGAAAACCCTGAAACACTAGTTGAATGGACTGATTACGTAGGTACAATTCCATTAAAGGTTATTGGGGACCATGCTTTTAATAAGTATGTAAAAGAACAAGGCGATAGATAAATAATTAGGGGGAGGTTTTCCTCCCCTACTCACTTTAACTAAAGGAGAGACAAGTGTCTTACTTAGAAACTATATATACAGAGGCGAAGAAAGAATTCGACGATGCTAATATTTCATCCGTATCTCCTGATACTAGAGGTGATGAATTTAAAATACGACAAGAGAATCAATTAGGATTCGTAGGAAATTTAAGTTTAGCTTTTAAAGCGTCTACACACGTATCTACCATGATTGGTAAATATAAAAGAGAAGCTATTGCTTATAATATATCAAAACAAGAAGATGGTACAGATTATATTAGACAGGCATTCGAAGGACTAGCTGGAGTAGTACCAGGTGCTAACACAGAAGAAAACCTGTCAATAAATTACGCAGACTTAAAAACTTACATAGCCCCAACTATTATAGGTCTAGGCGGTTATGTAGAAGATACATTAGGTTCTATTAATGCTATTTACGGGGGTGCTACCGCTGAAGGGGTACAAGAAGGTTATAAGCCTTCTGAATACTTTGATGAATTAACTCAAGGAGTAGCCCCTACTAATTTTGAAGCTATATTAGAAAAGACAAGTCTTCCAGCTGCTTTAAGAGCTAGAGATGCTGTTATTAAAAGACAAGACCAAGAATATTTAATAGGTCAACAAGTAGGCTTTAAGTTTACCCGTTTTTTAGGTATGTTGCCTGATGTAGATGCACCTTTAACAACTATATCATATGGTACTACTAAGGCTTTAACAGCTGTTAGAGCAGCTAAGATGGTAGCAGGAAGTACAGAGGCTATTAAACATGCTAAAAAAGCTGAACACATAGCTAACAGAACTAAGTTAGGTAAGATAAGCGCAGATGTAGCTATAGGAACTAAAGAAGGTCTTAAGGCTGGTGCTGCTATTGGTGTTGGTGAAGCTCTGGCTAGAGAAGGCAGTGGCTTTGATGAAGCTGTAGTAATGGCTTCTTTAGGTGCTCTTACAGGTGCTATATTATCTGCTCCTATATCATTACTAACAAGTAGTAAACCAGGGACTTTAACTGTAGAAGAAGCTTTAGATGAAAACCTATTAAGGTCTGTTAATAACGAGCTTAAGAAAGCTGGCGATGATTATGTAGATAGATTAGTACTAGGAGAAGAAAAATTAGGTACTGATGCTAGAATAAATGAACCAGGAACTACTGAGTCTGATGTAATAACTGATGATGGATTTGTTCCTTATACAGTTAAAGATGGTTCAGTAGGTGCTAGACAAACTCCAGGTTCTAAAATAGAAGTAGAAAAGCCTGAAATTGAACTCAAAGATTTAGAAGGAAATAAGATTAAAGGTGGCACTTTAAATATAATCGAAAGGGCTAGACAGTGGCGTAAGGAATCTAACTTTAAATATAATAGAGAACAAAATGAAGATTCTTTTATTTATAAAGTAGCTAATAATAAATTTATAGCTAATTTATCTGGTACTCGTATGATAACTAATATGCTTAATACAGAATCAGCTACTCTTAATAGATTAGGTAATGTTATATTCGCTTCTGCTAATGGTTATAACCGAGCTGGTATACCTACTGCTGCTGCTTTAAAAGAATTATATCATAGAAAAACTATGTCTAAACTAAATGGTATACAAAGTATAATGCATGAGTATGCTAAAGCTAGAGGTAGTAAACGTATTACAGCTAACACTATAGAAATGGCACATAAAGCTTCTTTTATGAGAGCTATTCGTTTAGAGCGTAATGCTAGGCGCTTTGGTAGAAAAGGAACTGATGATACTCATATATCCGCTGCTGCTGATATGTATGATGAGTTATTTAAAGAAGCTTATAGTCAATTAAGTCATAGGAAAAGTAATGATACCTCTAAGGCTGTTGAAGGCTTTGAAGGCGGTAAAAACGAAAATCCTCATTATACTCCTTATATATGGGGCAAAGAAATATATAATGTTATAACTGGAGCTTCTGATAAAAGAGCTACTAGAGCTGCTATACAGAGAGGTATTGCTAATGCTTATAAAGCTGCAGGACAAGATTTTACTGATGAAATAGCTATGTCTATAGCTAATGCTGTTATAACTAGAGCGCTGAATAAGAGTGCTAGGGACGGTGGTGATATGGGTATTGGTACGTTATTATCTAAACAAAGTACTGACGAACTAGAAGCTCTACTTAAAGCTGAAGGTATACCTGAAGGTAAAATAAACGCCTTTATGAAAAAGATAGATAAAGACCGTACTGAAGCTGGTAAACTAGGTATTGCTAAAAGTAGAAATGAATTAGATTTAGAACATGAAATTGAATTACCTGATGGTAGCGTAGTTCAAGTACTAGATTTAATGTCTAATAACTTAGAAGTTGATGCTCATAGATATGTTAGGGCTTCCTCAGGTGCTGCTGCACTAGCGAGACATGGTATCCGTAGTCGTAAAGATAGAGCTGATATAATACATGCTGCTACTAAAGAACAAGAAGCTTTAGGTATTACTCCTGGACATGAACATTATATAACTCCACAGCAATTAGAAGCTATGATGACTGCATTCGATGGTGGTGCTCAAAAGGGTGTTATTGGAGATGGTGCTTTAGAAGAGCAAGGTCAATATGTAGCGTTAAGTAAACGTATGGTTATATTAGCTTGGTTAGATAAATTAGGATTAACTCAATTAGGTGAATCAGGCATTAGTATAGCTCAATTTGGTGCAGCTAACTTCTTTAAGCATGGAATAGAGCCATTATTTAATAGACTTGTTAGAGAAGACCAGGAGCGTTTATTAGAAGAATTGTCTTTTTTTACGGGCCATATAGGTAAAGACCATGAAATATTTACTCCTCATATTGATTTAGATGAAGTATCAGGTGCTGCTAGAGGTAAACTTATGCATGGTATACAACAACACGCAGAGAACTTATCTAATATACAGGCTTATTTATCAGGATTTAACTATATTAGAGCTTGGCAACAAAAACTTGCTGCTGCTGCAGCTTCTGACAGTATATTTAGACAGATGCGTAAAGGACATGCAGCTTGGAAACGTGGTGAAGAGTTTATGACTCCAGCCCAGAAAGCTAAGTTCCTAGATGATTATAACTTTAATGACGATGGTATAGATAGATTAATGGGTCTTATTGATAACGGTACTATTGAATTTACAACTAAGGGTAAGAATACATTTGTAAACAGGCTTAATGTTAACAAATGGGACCCAGATTTAGCTGATGAATTCGGTGCTAATATTGTTACTTCTATTAACCAAACTACTCAGAAATCTTTAGCAGGGGAACAAGACCCCTTTATGTTTACTAAGTTTGGTTCTCTAGGTACTCAGTTAATTACATTTCCTATGCTTGCATTTCAGAAACAGACTATACGATATCTTAAACATAAAGATGCTACTTCTGTAGCTGCTGTTGCATATAGTACAGCTACTGCAGGACTAGTATCTTATATTAAAGCATTACAAGATGATAAAGAAATGAGTCATATGGAACATGCTGGAAGAGCTATTGCTTATAGTAACATGTCGGGCTGGTTATTTATGATGACTGACCCCTTGGCTAATGCTGTAGGGGCTGATTCTCTTAGATATAATAAGTACAATGATGGTGGAATTAATCCTCCTGTACTAAGCTACCTAAGTGATGCTTCTAGACTTCCAGGGGCTTTGTTTCAAGCAGCTAAAGGCACAGCTGATTATAAAGATATGCAATCTGCTAGAGTGCTTCCTTTTACAGGAATAGCAGGAGCAGCTCATGTTGTTAAATACGTAGCTTCTCGTAACACAGAAGCTTACAAAAAACGTAAAGCTAATGAGAAAGAAGAAAAGGATATTAAAGAAGCAGCTAATAAAGCTAGGAAAGATAAAGCTAAACAAATTAAGGGCGATGAGGTTTCTTTAACGCCTAAAGAGTTAATGCAATCAGACCTTACTAAATTAAATAAATAAATAGGGGGGCCATAAGGCCCTCCTCAACTTTAACTAAAGGAGGCTAGATTGGCCCTAACTACAGTGGAATACACATACTCAGGACAAGCGTCATTCGCTATCCCTTTCTCATTAGGTATACTTAATAGAGCGTATGTAACTATTCAAATAAACAATCAGGTAGATGGTTCAGGCGACCCTCTTTACTATACTAACTTTACCTGGACTAGTGACAGTGAAGTTGTTATAAACGGACTAACTAACGGAGATATAATTAAAATAGCTAGAACTATACCTAGTAATTTGTTGCTATCAGATTACACGGCAGGTTCTAACATAACAAGAGATAACTTAAACATAGCTAACAAGCAGCTTATAATGCTTATACATGAAGTGCTAGATAAGAATAGTACTCAACAGACTAAGCTAGATACTATTGAACCTAATGCTAAGGATGACCAAACTCCTGCTGAAATAAAAACAGCGTATGAAAGTATTGCTAACACTAATGCATTCACAGATGCAGACGAGAGTAAGCTAAATGGTATAGAGGCTGGTGCTGATATAACAGATACAGCTAATGTAACTGCAGCTGGTGCTGTAATGGATTCTGAAGTAACAGACCTTGCAGGTATTAAAGCTGTTACTGTATCTACTCTACAAGTAAAACCTTCTGAGGGTGCATTCGTAGATGGAGATAAGACAAAGCTAAATACTATAGAAACTAATGCTACTGCAGACCAAACAGATGCAGAAATTAGGGACGCAGTAGAAGCAGCAATTAACTCAAACGTATTTACTGATTCAGACCACAGTAAGCTTGATTCAATAGAAACTAATGCTGATGTTACTGACACAGCTAACGTAGTAGCAGCTCTAACTGCAGGTACTAATATAACTATAGCGTCAGATGGTACTATAGCTTCTACTGCTACAGGCGGTGGCGGTGGTGTATCTGATATAGTAGACGACCTTACTCCCCAGCTTGGAGGAGACCTAGACCTTAATAATCAGGATATAACAGGTACAGGTAATATAAGTATTACGGGTACAGTTAACACTAGAGATATGGCTGTTGATGGCGCTAAGCTAGATGCAATAGAAGCATTGGCTGATGTTACAGATACAGATAATGTTGTAGCTGCCCTTACTGCTGGTACTAACGTAACTATAGCTGCTGACGGTACAATCAGTTCTACAGACACTAACACCAATACTACTTATACTATAGGTGATGGTGGTCTTACAACTAATGACTTTACAGACGCTGACCATACAAAGCTAGACGGTATAGAAGCAGGTGCTACTGCTGACCAAACTAAAGCTGATATAGACGCATTGAATATAGATGCTGATACATTAGACGGGCAACATGGTTCTTACTACACTAGTTATGCTGATACAGCTGTAGCGGGTATAGTAGACTCTGCTCCTGGTACGTTAGATACGCTTAATGAATTAGCACAGGCTCTAGGGGATGACCCTAACTTTGCTACTACTACAGCTACTAACCTTAGTGAGAAGCTACCTAAAGCTGGTGGTACAATGACAGGTGACATACTGTTTAACGACAGTGTTAAAGCTAAGTATGGAACTAGCTCAGATTTACAACTCTATCACGACGGTTCACACAGTTGGATAAGAGATGTTGGAACAGGTGCGCTTTTCTTAGACACGAACTCAGCAATACATTTATATGCTAACGGCACTGAAAATATGCTATATGCACAACCTAATGCGGGTGTTCAAGTATTTTATGATAACGTTAGGAAACTTCAAACAACATCTACTGGTATAAGTGTAGACGGTAATATAGATTTAGATTCTGATAATGCTGAGATTAATTTAAAGTCTGGTATTACAGGAACAAGAGGTGCAATTAACTGGACATTCAATACTGCATCTACTGAATTTGCATCTTTAAATTTAGATTACGATACTAGGTCTACAACAGGATTTCACATTGATAGTGGTTACCCGATAACAATAGATTCTTCTGGCGTAGGTACTAGATTTGCGTACGGTGGTACAGAACAAATGCGTCTTTCTAATACAGGGCGTTTGGGCATAGGTACTACAAGTCCTGCACATGAGCTACACATTGAAAGCACATCACCGACTATTCGTTTAGTTGATTCTGATGGTAGTAATACACTAGATATTACACAAAGTGGTTCGGCTTCTTACTTAACTTTTGATAACAATATGCGCTTTAGAAACGCATCAAATGTAGAAAAGCTCAGGATTGATTCAGATGGTATAGATGTAACAGGTGTAACAAAGACTTCAGGTAGTGGTTACAACCCTGCTAATACAGGTTGGGCAACTAATGCGGCATTAACCACAAGTGGTTCATATGGTGGTGGTTTAACCATGATAGATGGCAGTAATGCTTTCTCTGTTCGTGTAGATACAGGTGGCCTAGCAATGCGAATTGCACAAGGAGCTACAAGTGGTGCGCTTAATTCAGACATAGCAGTCTTTACTAATAATTCTTTAGATGTAAAACGTGATATTAATACTACAGGTAACATTTATCTTAATAGCAGTAATCCAGACAGTCCACAAGTAGTATGGCAATCACAAGGTTATGGCGACCAATACATAGATAACTATCAAGGTAGACTAAGAGTTGTAAACTCTGGTGCTGAACAACTTGTAATTGAACAGGGCGGTAACACTACACTTAATGGTAACTTAGATGTAACAGGTAAGATTACTGTAGCATCCACAGACCCAGAGATATTTCTTACCGACACTTCTACGAGTGTAACTCATTCTATTGATGGTAATAGTGGTGTTGGTAACTTATTCATGCATGTTGATAAAGACGAAACAGGTTCAGACCCTAAATTTGTTGTTAATGTTGGTTCGCAAGACAATGTTTTAGTTGTTAAAAGTACTGGTGTAGATGTAACAGGTACAGTTGAAGCCGATTTTATGAAAATTAGCACACCCGATGCTGGGGGTTCTCCTGCAACAACCGCAATACTTGATATATATGGATATGAAGGCCGTGGCGCAGGTATAAAAATTAGAGACAGTGCTAATAGCGCTAGTGGTGCAAGTAATAGAGAATGGTTTGTTGGTAGTGGCTATAATCAAACTGGGTTTAATATTGGATATGCCCCCCTTGGTAACAACTCATCTTATGTAAACCAAAGTAAATTAACCATTGATACATCAGGTAACGTAGGTGTAGGTTTATCTGTACCAACTGCCAAGATGCATATTAAAGACGTTACAAATACGTCAGGTAGTACAACAGGCTCTACATTACTAAGATTAGATAACGATGTAAATGGTGACTTATCACAACAAAAAACATTTATAGACTTTGCACTCTTTGACAGTAATGCAAATGAAGTTCCACAAGTACGAATAGGTGCTGAAGTTGGGCCGAACAGTGACGCTAACAGCACAGAAAAAGAAGGTGAAGGCGCATTTGTTATTTATACAAATAATGCGACTACAGGCGGAACAACACCTACTGGATTAAATGAACGTATGCGTGTTGATTATTTAGGTAACGTGGGCATAAATACTGCCACGCCAGCCGCAAAGCTAGATGTAAGGGGTGATGTTCGTATAGAAGCAGATACTGGTTTTGCTTTCATGGAAATGGGTGGCCCAAGTGGGGCATTTATCGACTTAAAATCGCCATTCTCTGATGACTATGATTTACGTGTGCAACAAGATGGTGGACAATCAAAAATTAGAACAACAGGTAGTTCCATACAGGTTGATACTAACAGTGGTTATTTACTACTAGGTCCACAGAATGCAAGTTATTCACACTTTAGCACTGACAGGCCAAAGTTCTACTTCAATAAACAAATTGATGTTGCATCAGGTATCATTAGTTCATACGGTGCAGACCTATCTTTGCGTAGAGGGACGTCAACAACGAACGCGCTAACGATTGCTAGTGGTTCAGCAACGTTTGGTGTTCAACTTAATGTACCAACTCTAAATGTTGGTAGTGCTAGTGCAGCAGGTAGTGGATTTATTGTATCCCCTGTTACAGGGCCTTCGCGTGCCTTACAGACTGTTGGTAGCGTTAACACTACTCAGACTCATATAGGATTTGAAAATCTTTATGGTGAGATAGGTAGAATAGATGTTAGTGCATTTTCAGTAAGTTATGTAACTAGCTCAGATTATAGGCTCAAGACTGATATACAACCTATGCAAGGAAGTATTGACAGAGTAAAAGCATTGAAGCCTGTTAACTTTGAGTGGAAAGAAGACGGTACTAGAGTAGATGGTTTCTTAGCACATGAAGCTCAAGAGGTAGTACCAGAAGCTGTTAGTGGAGAAAAGGATGCTACTAAAACTAACAAGGATGGTGTAGAGGTTCCAGACTATCAAGGCATTGACCAGTCTAAACTTGTACCTTTACTTACATCTGCACTACAAGAAGCATTAGCTAAAATTGATGACCTAGAGTTACGAATGGCTAATTTAGAAAATTAAACCAGGGGGCTTCGGCCCCCTATTACTAAAGGAGGCTATCGTGCCTAACTTACCTGAAGAGGATACTCAATTATATATGCTTCTTGGTTCTATGAGTGCTGACTTAAAAACTGTTCTTAATAAATTTACAGCAGTAGAAGAAAGGTTAAACAATCATTCAAATAGAATCAAGGTATTAGAAAAAGCTAGTTATGCTAGGGCGGTAGTATATACAACTACGGTAACAGTAACACCTATTCTATTCACTGCTCTTGGCTGGTTACTAACTAAAACATTTTTATAAGGAGATTATAATGGCAAAAGGAGCTGCAACAGAAAAGAATCTTGGTAACTTACATTCAACACTTACAACAATATTTACTAAAGTTTTAGAAAATGAATTAGACCAAGATATTATAGAAACTAGTCCTGCTATGCTATCAGCTATTGCTAAGTTCTTAAAAGATAATGACATAAGTTATGATTCTGCTCAAATAGATGAACTAAGTGAACTTGAACAAAAGCTTAAAGCTAAGAAAGCAAACAGACCTGACTTCTCTAATGTTACTGCGCTACCTTTAACGGGTACTGAGTAGTATGGGGCGTGATGCTAGGGAAATGAATAAAGCAGACCGTATTAAGGAGCTGCTACTTATTCAGGAGGCTTACCCTAACTTCCAAGACTTTTTATACGACGTTATGGTTAATCTTATGGGATTTAACTGTACCAATAATCAATTAGATATGGCGAACTACTTACAGTACGGTCCGTTATATAGAATGATACAGGCGCAGCGTGGCCAGGCTAAGACCACGGCTACTGCTGCGTATGCTGTATGGAGACTAATACATAATCCAACAGCTAGGATACTTATTATATCTGCTGGTGATACAATGGCTAAGGAGATTAGTAATTGGATTATCCAGATACTAAATGGTATGGAAGAGCTGTCATGTATGCTGCCAGATAAGTCTGCAGGAGACCGAGCATCTGTTACTGCATATGATATACACTATGTACTAAAGGGACCTGAGAAGTCTCCTAGTGTAGCGTGTGTGGGTATTACATCTAACCTGCAAGGTAAACGTGCTGACGTACTTATTGCAGATGATATCGAGAGTGCTAAGAATGCTTTGACTGCAGATGCTAGGATGAAGCTTACGAACTTAACCAGGGACTTTACTTCTATATGTTCACAGGGAGATATTATATATCTAGGTACGCCACAGAGTGTAGACAGTATATATAATGCTTTACCTGGACGTGGCTTTGATATACGTATATGGCCTGGTAGATATCCTACAGAAAGAGAATTAGATAACTACGGAGAACACTTAGCTCCTATGATATCAGAGGCAGTTAAGAAAGACCCGTCACTGGCAACAGGTGCTGGTCTACTCGGTAACAGAGGTAAGCCAACAGATAGTGTTATACTAGGAGAAGATATCCTAGTTAAGAAAGAGATTGACCAGGGAGCTGCTTACTTCCAGCTGCAGCATATGCTAGATACTAGACTTGCAGACGAAGCTAGGTATCCCTTGAAACTAAATAAATTAATCTTTATGAATATAAATAAAGGTAGAAGTCCTATACTTCTTAACCACCAACCGTCTATACATAACAGAGTACCGACTCCAAGTGACTATCCTATTAGAGACCCTATGTATATGTGCTCTGACTTTGGTACTGAGTATGGGGAGTTCACAGGTACACATATGTATGTTGACCCTGCTGGTGGTGGACAGAACGGAGATGAGACAGGCTATGCTGTAACTAGGTTTTTAGGTAATAAGGTTTACCTGGTAGCTGTAGGCGGTGTACCTGGAGGACTAGAAGCTTCTGACTTAGAAGAACTAACTAGAGTAGCTGTTAAATGGAAACCTAATAAGATATCCATAGAACGTAACTACGGTAATGGTGCTTTGCAAAAAGTATGGGAACCGACTTTATACAAGGCGATGAAGGAAGTAAATGCTGGCGTAGAGATAGATGACCCCTGGGAAACAGGGCAGAAGGAACTACGTATAATTGATAAGCTAGAGCCTGTTATAGGTTCAGGTAGATTGGTTGTAGAGCTAGACCTTATCCAGGATGACTGGGCTTCTGTGCAGAAGTACTCTGCTGTAAACCGAGCTTCGTATAGTTTCTTTCACCAGCTTGCTAAAGTAACCAGGGACCGAGGTAGTCTGTCACATGACGATAGACTTGATGCGGTAGCTGGTAGCGTAGGTAACTGGATAGACTTACTAGCTGTAGATGATTTGCAAGCGCAAGTGGCAGCAGAAGCACAACGATATAGGACTATGATGGAAGACCCGTTAGGAAACGGTAGACCTATTAATAACTATAACTCAATGTTCGGCTTGAATACTTTAAGTCCGAATGTACTTAATAATTTAAAACAACGATACTAGGGAGAACCCAATGTCTAAGAAAGACAAACCGACCCAGACTAAGCCAACTGTAAGAGTAGTTGGTACTAATTCTAATAAACTACCTTGGCCCCAGGATAACTCAGGCTCAACTCAGGAACTACGTAGAGGTGCTGTACGCGCCATAGGACGTATCATGGGTTCAGAAGATAATCTAAAGAAAGTACTAGAAACGCTAGAGGTAGCTAGGCTGTATGCTATAGAGCGTATGGAAGAGCAGCAAGTAGAAATGAAAGTTAAAGTAAAAGCAATGCAAGACCGTAAAGCTCTTAATGCAGAGCTATTGAAAAGTGAACTAAGACAAAGAGTAAAGTCTAAGAAGGCTGAGATAAAACGTGTTGAGTCTGAGATAAAGAAGTTGTTGAGCTAATGAACTTAGCAGCATTCTTTGATTCTGTACGTCCCTTTATGAAAGACAGTAAGCTAACTACTGCACAAGTAGTAGGCTTTGAATGTCTTATAAATTCTTGTTTAGAGTCTGACCTTACATTAGAGCATATAGCATATGTACTTGCTACTGCTTATCATGAGACAGGTGGACTCATGGAACCTGTAAGAGAAGGGTTCTGTAAGACCGACGCTGGCAGCCGTAAGGCAGTAGCCAGGTTATACGAGAAGGGTATAATAAGCGCAGATTACAGTTTACCACAGAGTAACGGTAAGAGCTATTATGGCCGAGGGTTAGTACAGCTAACACATCTAAGTAACTATGCAAGTACAGGACATGCACTAGGGTTAGACCTGGTAACGTATCCAGACCTTATGCTAGACTTAGAGGTATCAGTACGCGCTATGATATGGGGTATGAAGACAGGGAGCTATAGAAACAAGCGTCTGTCTGACATGTTACCTTATGAAGAGCCAACGTATGCAGAGTGGACTAAAGCTAGAGGTATTATAAACGGTGACGTAGGAAAGAATGGTCCTATGATAGCTGGGTATGCTACTAAGTTCTACACAGCATTGAAGGAGATGTAATGGGTATATTTACAACAGGCATCATAGGTGATGTAGTAGGAGGAGTGTTTGGTATAATAGATGACCTTCATACTTCTGATGAAGAAAAAGCAGCAATGAAGTTCCGTATAACTAAGTTAGCTAGAGAAGCCGACTTAGCACAGCTTGCTGTTAATAAAGAAGAAGCTAAGAGTGGTAGATTATTTGTATCAGGCTGGAGACCGTTTGTAGGATGGGTATGTGGTATAGCATTAGCCTGGACCTTTGTAATCTCTAGAGTTATACAGTCTATTGCATTCTATGTAGCTGAGTTCACAGGAACAGAACTAGACCTATCAGGTCTACCTGAGTTTGACTTAGGAACATTAATGCCTGTACTACTTGGTATGTTAGGACTAGGGACACTTAGAACCTATGAGAAAGTACAGGGTGCATCACGTAACGACATGACTCCTGATGGAGGCACTATTAGAAAAGGGAAACAAAGAGATGGCAACTAAGAAACCCCGTAAGGGAAAAGCTAAGGTCAAGATAACTGCTTCTGGTAAGAAAGTTAGTTACGGCCAGGCTGGTAAAGCCAAGGGAGGTGGCCCCAGGGTTAAGCCAGGTACAAGTAAAGGCGATTCATACTGCGCCAGGTCTGCTGGACAAATGAAGAAGCATAGTAAAGCAGCTAAGGACCCGAACTCACCTCTACGTTTATCACGTAAACGTTGGAAGTGCAGCGGTTCTAAATCAAGGAAGTAGTTATGGCAGCTAAGAAAAAAGGATTGTGGGATAACATCCACGCTAAACGTAAACGCATTGCAAAAGGAAGTGGCGAGAAGATGAGAAAACCAGGAACAAAGGGTGCTCCAACACAGAAAGCACTAAAGAAAGCAAAGGTCCCTAAGCGTAAGAAGAAGAAGTCTTACTAAGGTCTGTAGACATAGCCTAGAAAGCTCTGTAATGCTCACTGAGAGCGATATGGACTTTCTAGGTATACTTGTATATTTATGAATTAGTGCTTCTCTCTGAGGATATAAGCAGCGTTTATAAAAAAATGGTACAAAATTGTGAGGGGGCATCTACATATAACGTGCGAAAATTTCCCCCATGCCACCCCGCTATACAATATATCTATAAAAAAAGCTGTATCAGCGCGTTAATACACTAACATAGTAACACAATAGCACGTTAACACGTGAGCACTATCTCTTTTCAGCACTAGTCCGAATTGCTTAGTGCTTCTCTATGAGGGAAGGATATATATTAAACACACACACCCCCCCCATATAAAATAGAAGTAAAAGAGAAGTAAAGGTTACATAGGGCATAGAAGCCTCTAGAATGGCCGCTGAGAGCCAAAAGTTGTTTATGGTACTAGATGACCTAAAAAGTATTTCCGTTGATTTAGCTATATTTGCCTACCTATCTCATTTTTTTTTATAGTCTAAAAAGCTAAGTATTATGGGGGCTATAGAAAGTTATCCACAGGTAAAATAAAAATAAATTCAATTATTTTGTATTTTTCGCTTGCAATAAAATTCAGTCTATGCTCTAAGTAAATCAACAAATAACAACACAAGGAATTCACATATAGCAGATATTCAATAAATCGGGTTTAGTTTAATGGTTTATCCATAGGTCACCTTAGCATATTAAGACATCACTCGCG